TCAAGTAGTTGAGGTATTGCAAAACAGGGTGAAGGTTTGTGCTACTCTTGGAGAAATAGTTTTATATGAATCTATTTTAAATACAGATGAATATCCAATAGTCCCGTTGCCAAATGTTTGGACAGGCACTCCATATCCCAAGAGCGATGTCTCCCGTGCTAGACCAATGCAGCGACTTTTAAATAAGCTGTGGTCATTGGCACTCTCTCATGCCCAAGCTTCAGCGGGACTAAAACTATTAGTTCCTCTTGGCAGTGTGGATGATGTAGGGCAGCTTGAAAAAGACTGGGCGAATCCAAACGCTGTAATAGAAGTGGACTCTTCTCAAGGGGAACCTCATTATCCAGCACCTCAACCACTCGCTGGTGAGTTTTACAGGTTGATACAACAATCAGAATTTTATATAGATTTTATCTTTGGTCTGCCAGAAATGATGCATGGCTTTGCTGAAAAAGCACCAGAGACTGTCAAAGGTACAGAAAGAATGATAGCATTAGGCACGGAAAGACCTAAGTCAAAGTTGAGAGATATTGAATTTAGTATGAATAGACTTGGTAAGATTATTTACAATCTCTCTAAAGGGCACTATACTTTCCAAAAGATTTTTAGACTAGCACAACCAAATAATAACATAACAGAAGTTATGGCAAATTATTATACGGATGTTAGTGGTGCTGTATTGGATATGAAAAAAGATAGACATTTTTTAGACCAGCATGATATTCGGATTGAACCGGGTTCTACTATGCCTTCCAATAAGTGGGCAGAGTTGAATGTATATTTAGAAGCTTACCAAATGGGGATTGTGGATAAGTTTGAAGTATTAAAGAAGAACCCGGAAATATTTGACAAAGAAGGTATTTTGCAGCGAACAGATGAAAAGCAGCAAATGATGCAACAAATTCAGGCTCTTGAAGAGCAATTAAAGACTTTGCAGGGTGACTTGCAAACAGCCCAGAGGGAATCTGTTAGTGACCGTAAGAAAGTGGAAGTGGAGAAATTCAAGTCCAGACTATCTGAGGTTTCTTCAGATGCCAAAGCTGATCGTAGAGTTCAGCGTAATAAACTCGAAAACGAGGTGAAGCTCGAAGTGGAGAAATTAGCTAGGGATCTTGAAAAAGGTTCTAACGAAGTTAGTTCAACTCCGCAGGATTAGAGACATCTTAAAATAAGGAGATAATATGAGCACATTAGAACAAGCAGAGGCTAATGTCGGTACTCAACCGATGGACAGTGAAACAGCATTTGTTGAGGATATCGTTAATCAAGAACCCGCAGGTACTGTTGAACCTATTCAACAGGAACAGGGGTTTGTTGAGCCTGCACCAGAGGAAACTATTTCAATAGACTATGAGTCTGAGGCAAAGAAGTTTCAGTCAATGTATGATCGGGCACAGTCCGAAAATCAAAAACTGTCACGACTAGAGCCACTAGCTCAACTATTGGAAACGAGACCAGATCTGGTACAGAAATTGCAAGACGGTATTGCCAATCAACAGAGTGCACCAGAATCACAACCCGGACTGAGTGAAGATGACTTCAACCCTTGGGAAGCCTTCACAAAACCCGGATCACAATCCAATCAGTATGTGTCTACTCAGATGCAGCAAATGGCTGGTGAAATGATCCAGAATGCGATGGCTGAACAACAACGCCAAATGCAAGCCGATATGTACTTAAACAATACGATGGGTACACTTCGTGATACTTATAAAATGTCAGACAACGATATAAAAGAGTTCATGGAGTTCTCAACGCAGCCCACAGAAAGGGTAGGTTTAGGTAATTTGGTAAAATTATGGCGAGATGTCAATGGCAATTCTGTTGCCAATAATGACACAGTAGAAGCGGTAAGTGCAGCGAAACAAGCTCCCCGTACAGCTGGAGTCCTACAGGGACAAGCTCCTCAGAGTCCTAAAACAGACCAAGATAAGGTTTGGGATACGATTATGAGCACGGGTAGTGGATCGGCACTTCCATAATAATAACAAATAGTATGAGGAAAATAAAATGGCAATTTCATATAATTCTGGAACATTAAAGTCCAGTGATATAACTGCCTCTTCAACCTCTGCTGGCGTAGGAACCGCCCCGGATCGTAGACGGTTATATAATTTCGGAGACCGAGTAGCTGAATTAGCTCCTGAGGAATCTCCGTTTTTCGTCTATCTGAGTAAGGTTGCGAAAGCTCCTACCGATGACCCAGTATTCCGTTACTTAGAGAATCGGAATAAAGTAAATTGGACAGACCGAGGATTTTTATTAGCTGCGGCTGTGAATAGTGGATCTGCTGTATCAGCAGGATCTTCCTATTCCTTCACAGTTGATACATCTGGTGGTGCTTCAGTTGACTGGCTGATCAAAGGTATGGTATTTGTTGTAAACACAGTTGACAGTACAGCTGGTATTGGTCATACGATTGTTCGTATTGACTCAGCTGTATCTGACTTGGGTTCCACATCTTCTTTTACTGGTAAGATCATTGATGTTTCTAACTCTAATGTTAGTGGGTACAATGTTCTTGCTGATAATGATAGTTGCCAAGTAATTGGTACTTCATTTGAAGAAGGTTCTGGAGCTCCTGATGTGTGGTCAAGCGAACTTGAAGATAATTATGGGTATACCCAGATCTTTAAGACCGCTGCTGAAATGACCAATACAGCAATAGCTACTCGTTATCGTGGATACGCAGACGAATGGTCTCGTATTTGGGCAGATAAACTTCGTGAGCACAAGGTTGATATTGAGAGGGCAATGCTATTCGGGCAAAAGGCTCGTGTAAGCGGCATTCAATACACTGAAGGTATTGTAGGACATATCGTAAAGAACGTAAACCCATCTGCTTCAGATGCGGCTCTTTCGTATACTTCTGGTAGTTCTTACTATCGTACAGCAGCTCAATCTGAGTTCACTTATGATAGACTACTTTCAGACTTAGAAGTAATCTTTGACCCCGCTCGTGGTGGATCAAGTGATAAGCTTGTTCTTTGTTCACTACCAGTTATCACGTTTTTTAACAAACTTGGTAGCTCAACTTTCTTGTCTGGTTCTTTGAACCATGCAGCAGAGGGTAGTTCAAGAACACCTTCACAGGCTTATTCATACAACTTTGATTCTCGCCAAGGTGCTTTTGGTCATTCCATTATGGTTATTGATACCATACATGGTCGCTTAAACCTAGTTAAAGAACCACTGTTTCGTGGTATTGCGTCTGGGTTTATGCTAATGGCTGATATGAGTCAAGTTGCTTATAGACCACTTGTGGGTAACGGTGTGAATCGTGATACTCATGTAATATCAAATGTTCAATCAGATGATGAAGATCTAAGAAAAGATATGATCTTGACCGAAGCTGGTCTTGAGATTACTCTTTCTGAGTCTCATGCTCTGTACAACATTGAATCCTTATAAGGAGGTATATTATGAGATCAGATTCAATTAATGCTTCAAGTGGTAAGTACGGTGGTGTAGCAAAAGGTGTGGTATTCGTACCAGACGCTGCTGCATATACCGTATCAGCAAGTGATAATGGTAAGATTCATGTAATGCCTGATTTAACAGCGGATTGTACAATTACAATGCCGACTGAGGCTGAGGGACTTAGTTATGAGTTTTGGTATGGCGGCACAGCTGCTGATGCACAGGACTGGATAATTAAGACCACTGGCAATAGTAATTACATGATTGGTGGATTAGTTGGTCACGATACAGATAATGGTGGTGATGATACCGCTGTTATTGATTCGGACAATAATAGTAATTCACAGCTAACTATCTATACTCCAATAGCGGGTACTAAGGTAGAGATGGTTTGTGATGGTGTAGTATGGTATGTAAATGGTCATGTCATTTCTGCAACTGATACATTCCTAGCATTTGCTGACCAGTAGATTTCCGAATAAATAAGGAAAGCAGTTTATAGTACTGTGGGGAGAGTCAATAAAAGGCTTTCCCCAAAACTATAAAGGAAAAATTTATGAAAAAGAAATGTATACATTGCAAGCACCCGAATGAAGAAGGGTGGTTTTACTGTAAAAGCTGTGGTAAAAAAGCTTCTGTAAGTCCTTTTACTACAAATCTATATATGATATCAGATATGGGTAAAAGAACTGATGTAGAACTTAGTGAGCAAAGTATGGATCAAAACATAAAAGAAATGAATGAGAGGACTTATGCCTAAAGTTGGTAAGAAAAAATTTAAGTATACAAAAGCTGGGAAGAAAGCAGCAAAGAAGTATGCAAAAAAAGCCGGAAAGAAAGCAAGTTACGGTAAGAAATAATGGCTACTTTTGAAGCACAAGTGGAAGGTTTAACAAGTTTATCTATTGATGGTAGTAGTGCACCAACACAAACTGAATTAACTCAGTTTTTAACAGATGGTGCTAAGGAAGTATTAAATTCGTTACCAAAGTCAAAGAAAATGTTATATAGTACCGCAACCTCATTAAATGGTAGTAGTACAAATTTAACCATAGGCGGTTCTGAAATATTTAATGTTACTAGAGATGATGGTACAATTAACCAGCCATGTAGAAAAATATCTCCAGAATTAAGTGGAAGAGCAAGTGACTCAGGTGATATGATAGCAGCTACAACGACAGACCCAGTTTATTACATACAGAATAATATTCTCAGTGTGATACCAGAGCCTACAAATTCTAACAATGCTCAAGTTCAAACATTGGCTTATCCAGCGGTAGCTTATGGAGATTCTTCAATAACAAGATTTCCAGATGAAGCTGAGTATCTTGTGCCTTTATATGCTTCAGTAAAATCATTACAAAATCTACTGGGTAGCAGATCTTCTAACTCAGACATAACAACAGCATTAACAGCTATTAATACAGAGTTAGATGAAACACAGGCGGTATGTGATTTAATAAATACTCAGGTTGATGAAGCTGTAACTCAGCTTGCAGAGTCGGCTACCCAAGTTGATGCATCTGTAGATACAGCTCTAGCTGCAATAACAACAGCAGCTGGCAGGGTAAATACTGCTGTAGGTCTTGCTAATGTAGAATTTGATAAATGCGATGCCCTTTTAGACTTAGGAGAATCCGATTCAGAAAGCGGAGTTAATACTGCTTTAAGTGCAATAGCTACAGAGTTGGGTGAAGCTGTTACGGTGTGTGACAGTATTAATACAAATGTAGATAGTGCTGTTTCTCAAGCGTCTGCTCACGAGGGGATTGCTGATGGTCAAGCTATTACTTCTGTAAGTACATTAATGAATACAGCGGCTGATAAAATAACAGCTGCAATAGATTTAGCTAATACGCAATTTGATTCCGCTGTGGTTAAAAATGCAGCTGAGGACACAGAGGTTGCAGCGTCTCATGTGAATGCTGGTAATGGATTTTTATCAGAAGCACAAGCAAGGGCTACTGAAGTTCAAGCATATTTAAATGAATTAAATGGTAGAATTAGATATCTTGAAAGCTATGGAAGCGTAGTTGATAACCATTTAAAAAGTGCTCAGGGCTTTGTTAATGAATTGCAATCTAAAATAGCCATAGCAAAAGGTTATTCAGACGAAGCTCAATCTAGGCTATCTCAGGCTCAAGCAAAGAGAGAAGAGTCAAGATCTAGAGTAGAAGTTGGAAATGCATACCTAGCTGAGGCAGGTGCTTCTGTTAATGAAGCTCAAGCATATGCGAATGAAGTAAGTGCTAGAATGTCTCAAATAAGTGGCTACGGACAAGTTGTCAGCGGTTATCTTAATGCTGCTCAGGGATATGCTAATGAAATACAATCAAAAATTCAAATAGCTCAAGGTTATGGTAGTGAGATTCAACTAAGACTGTCTGTTGATACTGCTCAATATTCTTGGTATGAGAAACAACAAACTAAGTTACAATTAGATTATGAGAAAGGGTTGCAGGCTATAAGATAATATGTCACATTCTTTACACACTTTAACTGTAAAACAAATAATAAGTAGAGTTAGGCAAGCTTTTCCTAGTGCCCCTGAGACATATATTATGTCTTTAATTAATGATGCTATCACAGAAATGGGTGAATATTCTATGAAGTCGCAATCGGCTAAGATCAACTTGGCAGCAAATCAAATGTTTTATGATATTGGTGATGGGGCAACGGATTCTAGCAGTGAGAAAATGGGAATCAATAAAATTTACCGTGTTGACATAATGGATAATGAGGGGGATTATATTCAAATACCTAGAGTTTTAGATGGTGAACCACTTATGTTTGACATAACTTCAGAGAGTGTATTAAAGGAGCCCGGTGAGTAATGGCTAGTAATTTAAAATATCCAGAAGATCAAGTTCTTTATTTTATTCGTGCAGACCAATTAGGATTGATTACTACTTATTCTTCTACGAGTGAGACTAGAACATCTAGGAAAGCATATCAGGCAATAGACCATGCAGTAACAAATGGATTGTTGATTCATTATTATGGCAGTCCTAAAAGAGTTACAGCTATTACAGATACTCCAGATGTAGATAATTTGCTTCATTCATCTATTGTTGACTATGTTAAAAAATGTTTATACATGGATAAGGCTGGAAGGTCAGCTGATCCGGGAGCTGCTCAAGCATCGTTAGCGTTGGCGGCTAATCACGAAAAAAGATTTAATAACGCTATAAAGAAATATGGCGTAAGAAAAAGAGAAAAAACTGGAGGAACTAGAGCAGTAGTCCCAGCAAATTTTACTTAACAGTCTGGATAGGGAATGTTCTTGCCCCCCAAGCCAGATAAATTTAATAGGAGAACAATATGGCAAACCTACAAAAATACAGAGCACACGAAGCTTTAAACACCACCGTTGGTGGTGAATGGAGCGTTGCTACTGCAGCTACAACTGGTAGTAGTGCTGATGTAGCAAATTCAATTCATTTTTCTTTAAAACCGGGAACTAATACCATTGGTGTGTATTCAGCTGTGGCAGTTTATTTTAATTTTAGTGCTGATTCAGGTAGTGATGTTAATGCATCCAATGATATGGTTATACCTAAGGACACACTTACATT